GTTGTTTGTGATGCATCAAACAATACACCAGATGTTGTTGATCGCAATGAGTTTATTGGTGACATTTATGTTAAGCCTAATCGCAGCATTAATTTCATTCAACTTAACTTTGTTGCAGTTCGATCAGGTGTTTCATTTGATGAAGTCGTTGGTAGAATCTAATAAATAGTATAAAGTCAGGAGAACGCAATGCCTTTTAACATTACAGACTTTAAGGGTAATTTTACACTCGACGGCGCACGTCCAAATTTATTTGAGATTAACGTACCTGTTTTCAATAGAAAACTTACTTTCACAGCAAAAACTGCACAACTTCCAGGCTCTACAATTGGAACAGTTGAAATTCCATACTTTGGAAGAACTGTAAAAGTTGCTGGAAACAGAACATTCCCAGAGTGGACTGTAACGGTTATCAATGACGAAGATTTTGTCATTCGAAATCAGCTTGAAAGATGGATGGGAAGAATAAACGGTCACGAAAGCAATTTGCAGCGCGCACGTTTTAATCAATATGCATTTGATGCTGATGTTTATCAATATGGAAAGCAAGGAAATATCATTAAATCTTATACATTTATTGATATGTTCCCAGTAGATATCTCTCCAATTGATGTAAGTTGGGACGCAAATGATGCAATTGAAGAGTTTGCAGTGACATTCCAATATCAATATTGGACTTCAGCTGAAGTTGCTGTTGCTTAAAATCTCAATTTGAAATTATTTTTATGTTTTATTTGACTTCGTTATTCTGGAGTAGCATATGGCAGGTATAAATTTATTTGGCTTTGAAATTCTAAGAAAAAAGCCAGAAGCAGATATTCAACCACAGATCACAGCACCAGTCTCCGATGACGGTGCTGTTGATCTTGGCACTGGTGGATATTTTGGCACATATTTAGACCTTGAAGCAAGTTTTAAGAACGAAGTTGATCTAATCTCTCGTTATCGTGAGATGTCTCTTCAACCAGAACTCGAATCTGCTGTTGATGAAATTGTGAACGAAGCAATTGTTCACGATGTTTCTGGTAAGTCAGTATCAATTATTGTTGATGATCTTGAACAGCCAGAAGAAATTAAAGAAGCAATTCGTGAAGAGTTCAAGCACGTTCTTAAACTTCTAAACTTCTCAAACGATGGTTCTGGTCTTTTCCGCGATTGGTATATCGACGGAAGATTATTCTTTCAAGTCCTAGTTGATCGTGCTCAGCCACAACTAGGTATTCAAGAACTTGTTTATATTGATCCAAGAAAGATCAAAAAAGTTCGTCAAATTCAAAAGAAAAAAGATCCAAGAACAGGTGCAGAAGTCGTCGCAGGAATGCAAGAGTTCTATGTGTTCAGCGATAAGACATCTTCACAGGGTCAACAATTAGTTTCAACTGTTTCTGATGGCGCAGTTAAGATTGCAACTGATGCAATTGTTAACGTAAACTCTGGATTGCTCGATCCAAAACGCCAAATGGTTCTATCGTACCTTCACAAAGCGATAAAGCCCCTCAACCAGCTCCGAATGGTTGAGGACGCTGTTGTCATCTATCGTCTCTCACGTGCACCAGAACGTCGTGTGTTCTACATTGACGTTGGTAACATGCCACGAATTAAAGCAGAGCAATATCTTCGTGACTTTATGACAAAGTTCCGAAATAAAGTTGTTTATGATTCTTCAACAGGTGAAGTCAAAGACGATCGTAAGTTTATGTCAATTATGGAAGACTTCTGGATTCCAAGACGTGGTGAAGGTCGTTCAACTGAGATTACAACTCTACCACCAGGACAAAATCTTGGTGAGATGACAGACGTTAAGTATTTTGAACAGAAACTCTATAAGTCATTGAATATTCCAATTACTCGTCTCGAAATCGGTCAAGGATTTATGCTTGGTCGTTCTCAAGAAATTTCTCGAGACGAAATTAAGTTTAATAAGTTTATTGAGAAACTTCGTTCCAAGTTTACAATTCTATTTGATGAACTCATGGAACGGCAGTTGGCTCTAAAGGGCATTGCTTCAGTCGATGAGTGGAAAGAACTTCGAGAGAACATTCATTATGACTTCTTGAAGGATAATAACTTCTCAGAACTCCGCGAAGCAGATCTAAACACAGCAAGAGTTCAATTGCTTGCTCAGGTTGAACAGTTCACAGGAAGATACTTCTCAAAGGCTTGGGTGCAGAAGAATGTATTGCATCTTGATGAAGAATCAATTGATAAGATTAAGATGGATCTTGAGACTGAGCGTCTAGAAGAACAACAAGATGCGATTCGAAGAGCAGAAGAGGAAGCAATTATGAATCAGCAGATTATGCAGATTCAAGCACAATATGCTCCACCTCAACCAGCACCAGGATCACCAGAAGAAGCAGCTGCAATGCAACAACAGGCTGCAGCGCAACAACAACCTCAGCAATAATTATATAAATATTGGAGTAACTATGAACAGTGAATCTTTAGTAAGTGCGATTTTTTCAAGAGATGGCGATGCAGCAGCAGAGGCTTTACAAGGCGCATTAGCAAATAAAATTGCTGATGCTCTTGAAGTGAAGAAAGTTGAAGTTGCATCTAACTTTATTTCTACTCCACAAACTGAAATTGAGACAGCAACAGCAGAACAATGACTGAATTAACTGAAGCAAAAAAGGATTTCGACATAAGACAACGCATTCGAGATCGCGTTTCTCTTGTTAAAAATAGATTGAAACTTCCTGTAAGTGCTTCAACAGCTGCAGCTGGAATTAATGATTATGTGAATGTTTCGAAAAAAAATCCAAAGTTATCACATTATAGAATTCTACAAAAATTATCTGCGCAAAAAAGAGATGCCGTGTCAGCAGTCAATTCAGCATTACCAATTCCAATGATTGTAAATGCACCAGACACACAATTACGTCGTGCGCTTAGAGATACATTAAGAGAAGAAAAAATGAATCTAAACGAAGAATTTAATCCACCTGCAATGTTGCTTTTAAAGCGCCAAGCAATTCGTTTGTTTCCAAATGGTCAACGTGTTGCATTGTATATGGATAACAAATATGGTCTTACATTTCCAGTGCCTTATGATACATCTGGTGCAGGATTTGGTGCAGCATTGAATACAGTCAGTTCAGGTCCAATTGGTACAGCAAAAACTGGCGGACCAATTGCTGGATTTGTAAATGAAGAATATGTTCCAGTATTGCTTTCAACAGGTGAAGAAATTCCTGTTGAAAGATCAGTAATGGCTAAGATTCATGAAGTGTATGAATCATTGAATGAAGAAAATAAACAAAAATTTTCTGATATGCTTCTTGAGAACGAAGAAACTTTTAATAAAGCAAAAGAGTTTGCATTAAACGTAAAATGAAAGAACAAATTCAAAGATATGAAGATCGATATGGCTCTTCTGATTTTGAAGATGGGAAAGGTGCAAATTTACAAAAACTCATTGATCGAAAAGAAAAAAGAGAAATGAAACAAAACGGAATCAAGCCAACAGATACTTTTGCTGATCGAGTAAAGAAAGTCATTGCTGAAGAAAATCCATCAAAAAAGAAAAAAGAAAATGCTGAAATGCAAGATGCAGAAGCAGTCAAGTATCTCAAGTCAAAGGGTTTAAGTGATGAGAATATTGAAAAGGTAATGCAAACACCATATGGTGTTGATGCACTTAAACAATCAGATCAAGAAGATGAGAAGAATGAAGTTCTTGACGACGACGGAAATGATCAAATCCGCGATGAAGAAGAAGAAAAGCGCATTAAAATAATGCAGTATATGAATCCAAGAATTGTTAAGTCATCAGAAGTTAAAAATTTTATGGATCGTACGAATGTAAAAGAAGAAATTATTCGTCGACTTAATGAACTTGCATCACACAAATTAGATTTATTTAAAAAGGCATTGGCAGTTGAAGCACCATTTGAATTAGAAGAAGAAACAGAACAACTCGATGAAGGAAATGTAATTCGTCAGGGTCGAACAAAAATTGTAAAAGCAAGAGTTCGCGGTGGAAAGGTTCAAAGAAGAAAAAGAATTTCTGCTGTCAAAGGGTATACCATTCGTGGTGGAAAACTCAAGCGTATGTCAGCGCAAGAAAGAATTCGTAGAAAACGTGGACAAAAGCGTGGCAAAGTTAAACGCAGAGCAAAAATGGCACGTGCTCTTATGAAAAGAAAAAGATCAATGAGAAAAAGAGCATCACTTGGATTAAAGGAATAGAAAAATGAAACTGATTACAGAAACAGTCGAAGAAGTAAAGTATATCACTGAAGAAAATAACGGTGTAAAGACACTTTACATTCAAGGTCCATTTCTTGTCGCTGAGACAAAGAATCGTAACGGTCGCTCATATCCAGTGACAGTTCTCGAGAACGAAGTCAATCGCTACATGAAAGAATATGTCGATAAGAATCGTGCATTCGGCGAGCTCGGTCATCCAGAGTCACCAACGATCAATCTAGAGCGCGTCTCTCATATGATTACAAACATTAAGAGAAACGGCAATGTCTTCGAAGGAAAGGCAAAGGTTCTTGATACACCTATGGGTAAGATCGCTAAGAATCTAATGGAAGCAGGTGCAACTCTTGGTGTTTCTTCTCGTGGCATGGGTTCTTTAAAGAATATCGATGGTGTCAACATTGTACAACCAGACTTTTATCTTGCAACAGCAGCTGATATTGTTGCTGATCCATCTGCTCCAGGTGCTTTTGTACAGGGCATTATGGAAGGAAAAGAGTGGGTTTGGGATAATGGTTTTGTAAAAGAAATTAATATTAATGAATATCACGATCAAATTAAAAGCGCAAAACAGAAGCAATTAGACGAGAT